TTTGAAGAGGGTGATATAAATGGTGAGTGGGACCCAAATGAAATTAAAACTATCGGACAATTAAAAACCGAAATTGTTAAAGGGGGGGATAATTTTTGGGGCGATCATATTTTACTCCAACTCTTACAACAAAAATTAAAACTTAACATAATAATATTAAATAGTAATTGCACGGTTCATCCGATGGCTTCGTTGGATTTAAGTGAAAATGATAAAACAATAATTATTTATTATTTAGATCAACATCATTTTCAACTTATTGGTTATTATGATGGAAATCTAATGAAAACATTATTTAAAAATGATGAATTACCCGAAATTATAATGAACGTTTATAATGAAGATTGTAGAAATAATTTATAATTAAATAGTAATGCATTTTGTTAAAAATATTTCTAAATCCGGAAAGCCTAAGGTTAGTAGAAGAGGGTCTAAGGTTAGTAGAATGAGGTCTGAGGTTAGTGGACTTTCTAGCATTCGTCCATCAACTAATATGCGTCCTGATGGGAGATTTCCTATTAAGTTTGCTAAAAGTAAAACACTAAATACACTACATCCGTTTAAACATCAAAGAGGGAGTCGAGCAACTCTACGAAACGCAACCCGAAGTATACAATACGCAAACCAAAGAATCAAACATGGCGGAAGCATTGTATTATAATAATCAGTTTGACTCAGTTAAGCCCCTAATAAATAATAATCATTCGAATGATTCGAATGATTCGAATGATTCAAATCACTATAGTAATATTAATTTAGACAAAGCTTTACGAGAGTTAAGAAAAAAAAAACAATCAACGGTTAAACCAACTATTATAGACACCAAGTTAATTTATAATAATACAACCGGTTCGTGGATTCCACCAGATTCGAATAAAGGAATCGATATTACATGTGGTAAAAAAAATAGATTTAAGTGTGCTTTTAGTCGTGAATGTGAATGGAATTCAAGATTTCCGTTAGTTAATCCGAACACAAAAATAGTAAAATGGATAGGGAAATGTAATACTAAAAAGAAAAAATCTTCAAAGAAAAAATCTCCGGCCTTTATCTGTAAGAACAAAACAAAACCAAACTGTGATAAATTAGAATTAGATGGAAGATGTCAATGGAATAAAAAAAAACAAAAATGTCATCTTTTTTCTAATGGGTTTAGTAAAAAATCATTAAACAATGAATATACGCTTCCTAACACACTTGTCACACCACTGATATCTAACAAAAAAATAATCACACGATAAACAGATTTTATGGAACACAGCAGGAATCTGCGATTCAATCAAGGAAAAACCTAAATAGAGGAGTTCCGATGACCGCTTGGTAACATTAAATACGAATGTTACCAATATTTGTTTTATAATTAATAAACTTAAACTAGTAAATAAAATTTATTTTGCATTGATTTAAAAAAATTTTCGCAAATAGTTTCATTTTTAAAAATAAATTTTTTAGAAGTAATAGCATTATGTTCGATGTAATTTATATAAAAAAAAACAGAATTAGACTGGATACTTTTTATTTTTTTATAGTCATATTTGCGTTTATAAAAGATATGGGTAAATAAAACGTGATCGTCATTCAATGTAATTTTATATTTAAACAATGTATTTCGTCCATCTCTACATTTATAGTTATTAGATATAGAATATCTACATAAAGGGCAATTATTATTTAGTTTCAACCACCTATTAATACAATATGTGTGATATTTATGTTTACAAGGTAATACTTTATTAGATAAACTATCTAAACTATCTAAACTATCTAAACAATCCAAACAAATCGGACATTCATCACTATATATGTCATCCATATAAATAAATAGATATAAAAACTTTAAGTTAATTAGAATATGCTAAACCTCCCATACCACTCATAATTCTAAGAATATTATAATTAATAGCGAAAATTTTAATTTTAGCAGACCCACTATTATAAGTTGTGTTGAGTGTATTATCTGTTAGAGTAATATTTAAATGAGCATTATCGATTCTTGAAAAATTGCACGTTCCAGAGGGTTGATGTTCTTCGGGTTTAATAGAAAATGAATAAACATTAATACCGGGTGCTGGGCAATTAGTGTGATGTTGGTAAGGTTGAACTAAATTAAAATATTTACCCTCTCTCTCGGAAAATCTATTATTACCATTTAATGTAATATATGCTTTATCTGTACAATTCTTACCACTATCTAATAAACTTACATTATTAGAAGTAGACCATAATCCTTTACTATCATTAAGATTTATATTTCCATTAGGATGTGTGTAATCTTTTATATCATTATAACCAGCATTAATATTGGTGTAAGTTGGTGTGATTGTTGTTCCGATTGGTAAACTATTATTGTTAGGTGTTAAATTTCCATCTAATTTAACATTCGGTAATCCATACCATAAATTTTGTTGCGATTTCCCCCCAGGCATCCCCGGTCCCGAATCAGGTTCAGGGGTTCCAGTGAAACCCGTGTAATCCCACATATCAGTATAATTAAAATATTGATATCCGGCCCTACTTTGTATATACCCCGATTGTCTAAAATTTGACGGTTGAACAACCCATATAATTTCCTTTACCGGATGGGTAAAATTAAGTTTTATATTCGTATTAGTTGTAGTTAAAGTATCATTCCCATTAAATTGTAATTGTTCTATTAAATATTCGTGGGCTACTTGTGAAAATCTGCGACGTTCGTCGGTATCAAGGTAAATATAATCAACGTATAAATAAGTATTACTTGCTATACTTGGTATAGTAGAAAAAACATCTTTTCCTGAACTTATATTATAGGATGTGCTATTTTGTTTACTCGCCCATAAACATTCATTTAATTCTCTAAAATTAATGGTTACGACAATATCTGAATGTTGTAGAGCAATAAGAGGTAAAGCCATCCCTGGATTTCTACAAAACCAAAATTGTAGTGGGATATACAACATAAATTCAGGGGAACTATTTTCGGTTGTTGAATTAGAACTATAAATTTGTGTTAATTTTGGAACATTTCCAACCATTTCGGCATATCCGTTCGAATGGCCCGGAGTTTGGGATAATTCATTCCAAATATGCATCCATTCGCCGTAGTGTTTATCTATTTTTTGCCCACCAATTGATATTTCAATGTCTTTTATTAGGACGTGCCCGATCCAATTAACCCATCTGAAGGCACTCCATGTCGTAGAATCCGAATTACTTGCACTAATATTTATTGATGGTAATTTGACTTGTAAATACATTTTGTGGACTAAATCAGCATTTCGTTGTAGAGTAATATTAATTTCTTCCCCAAATTCGGCAGTACCATTTATCATTTGTTTTATAGATTCCATTGAAAAATTGGTATGACGTCTATAAACAGCTTTGAAAAACGTGATTTGAGGATTTCCGGTTAAATATATATCCTGAGATCCATATGCTACGATTTGTAATAATCCACCTCCCATATATATTAAACACTATTTTATAATCTTTAAGTATAGTTTTAATGATACCCAATTTAAATACTATTCATATTAAAATCTATTTAAAGAAATATCCGTTTAAAGAAATATATTTAGTTATAATGGCATTTAAAGTTAAAAATAAACCAATTAAAAAAATAATTGATAATCGAATAACTTTAGACGCCTATCATAATAATAAAATGATAGATTTAAAAAATACAAATGAACTAATTTGTGTCAAAAAAACTGAATTAAAGAATCTTAAAAACACCGTAACTACATTATTAGAAAAAAATGATAGAATAAATATTGATAAAATTATTGAAATAAAGGATAGTATTATTAATATTGAACATAATATAGAAAAATTAACTAAAAAAGATGATATTGATTATTTATTAGATACTGGACAATTATTATTCGATTATTATAATAAAATAGAAAATAGTGACAAAAAAATAATTAATAATATTAAAAAATCAAATACAAATACAAAATCTGTTTCTGAATATTTTAATATTAATTATACAAAATCCGGTTCATCTAAAGCTAATATTTACGAATCTTATTTAAATAAAACGAATAATTTTAATTTTATAAATATAGACAATAAAAATATAGATTTATGTGTTACATGTAATAAAGAGCGTAAATTATTTTTATCTGAAGGAAAAATGATATGTGAATTATGTGGCGACGAAACTAAAATATTAATAGATTCTGATAAACCATCATATAAAGATCCACCTCGTGAAATAAGTTATTTCGCATATAAACGAATAAATCATTTTAATGAATGGTTGGCCCAATTTCAAGCAAAGGAATCCACAGATATACCAAAAGAAATATACGATGAAATTTTGAATGAATTGAAAAAAGAACGAATTCTTAATGTAAATAATTTAACACAAAAAAAACTTAGAGAAATACTTAAGAAGTTAAAGAAAAATAAATATTATGAACATATCCCACATATCATAAATAAATTAAATGGAATACCCCCACCGATAATGACGCGGAAAACCGAAGAAGAATTACGGCGGATGTTTAAGGAAATTCAAATACCATTTCAATCCCATTGTCCAAGCGAACGTAAGAATTTTTTATCGTATTCATATATTTTACATAAATTCGTCCAACTATTAGAGTTAGACGAATTTATATCATGCTTCGTTCTTCTAAAGAGTCGTGAAAAATTACATCAACAGGATGTAATATGGAAAAAAATATGCGAAGAACTTAGATGGGAGTTTATACCGAGTATATAATTTATTTTTATTTTATTATAAAATAAATAATGGATGACGATAAAGAAAAATTTATATATATTGATAAAAAATTATGTTTAAATGTAGCCATTACATATTTTAAAAAAACAAAAAATTATGAAAATATAATTAAATATATATTCTTTGTAATAGATAAAAATATCGAATTGCGAAAAAAACATCTTAATATTATTACATTAGAAGCATACGTAGATTTAAAAGATTATAAACTTAAAGAATTAGATTTTGATTTTATAAAACTTATGATTCAATATTGTCAAGACAAATATCCAGATAATTTAAATATTATTTATGTAAAAAATGCTAATATTATGGTTAAATCTATATATGCTATTATTCGTCCATTTGTTGACAAAGACACACGTAAAAAAATATTTTTTATAAAGAAAAACAAAAAAAAAGAGTTAACCGATGAAACTATCGAACCAATTAATGAAGAAAATCTAGATGATTTGTTTCATTAATTTGTTTAGATGTTCAAACGTTAAATTATCACAAAAACTATAATCCTTCTAAGCACCACAGTTCTTATCTATTTTTAGATTTATTGACGGTGATACTAAATCTAATATATTATAAACCATACCAGCAGTTAGTGAGATTAACATTATTTCGTAATTGCTTAATTTATTTTTAATTAATGTGAAGCAAGCAAATGCTACTATTAAAACTAATATTAAATACTTAACTAATCGTCTTAAAACTTCTCTAATATTTGTCATTAATATATTACAATATTTTTAATTAAACTATTTAAAGTTTTATAAAATTAATAAAACTATAACAAAATGGAAAAAGTAGATTATTTAGATGTTGACAAACCTCTACCAGGACAAAACTACGCTTGTATTTCATTTGTTTCGCCTGATGAAATTATGAAACAAAAGGAACTTTTTCTTTTTAATAAATATATGAATCAACGATGTGGCGAATTAGAAAATGCCGTATCTGAAGTTATTAAGAAATGTTCGGACGAACTTAAAAATAAAATTGAGCGAGATATTGTTGAAAAGCTTCGCCTTGAAATGAAATACACTTATACTGAATTTAAGAGTAAATATGATGACTTTAGATATAAATACAGCGATGAACTTAATACAGCCTTTGATAAAGTTTCAGATAAAAAAACAAGTGTTAGAGGTGTAAAAGTTAGGGGGTGTTATGATAGTTATGACCAAGCCGAAAAAAGAGCCAAAGCTTTACAACGAACCGACCGTTCATTTCATGTGTTTGTTGGACAAGTTGGGTATTGGTTGCCGTGGGACCCCAACGCTGACCAAGTTCAGGATGAAGAATATCTTGAAGGCGAATTAAATACACTTATGCAGGAATATAAAAAGAATGAAATTAATCGAGATATATTCTACGAAGACCAAAAACGAGAAAAACTTAAGGATGCTGAACGGGACCGATTAGCTGCCGAATCAGGAAGTAAAATTGAAGACTTATTGGATGAACCCGATCCATGGATGAACAGTAAATTCAATTCATCTAAGGAAGCTGAATCTTCGGCCGAAGCTGTTGCCGAAGCTGTTGCTGAATCTTCGGCCGAAGCTGTTGCTGAATCTTCGGCCGAAGCTGTTGCCGAAGATATTCATAAAATTCTATAGTTTAGTATAGTTATAAATATTTTGATGATATAAATAAAATTGATTTCAAAATATCTGTAACAGATATATTACAATCACCATCATAATGACTAACACTAACACACTTAATATGATTGCAATCATGAGTGTTATTAGCCAATTGGAGAATCAGTCAAAAATGGTTAAAGATACTATTCCAGTATCAATGAAATCTAAAAATATCATCCATGGGGATACACGGATCAAGGCATCTAAGGTTGTGCCAAAAGTTATCGGGTCTCCGCGAAGGTTTGGGAATCTGAGTGGAAACGCGCGAACTAACATGCGGATTTAAACATTAGAGTTATAGTGTAACTACTGTTGAATCAAAAATAAAAACTATTTAATAATTATATGAAATCAATATTTATCTTACTTTTTTTTTTACTAATTATATGGATAACTTATAATTATTCATATAACAGATTTTATACCGATAAAATAGAAACCGATATAAAGTATTTACTATTACCTGAATCGATTGATAATCAATTCACATATGGTAAATTAGAAACTAATTTTAGAGATACTTTTGAAAAATCATCTCTTAATATTAAGTATGTTCCTAAAATATCAGGTCTTGACCCCAAAGATGAACCTAAACACAATTCACTTCAACGCTATTTTACGGAATTTTAATCTACTTATTTAAATAATTTTCCATTTTTTCCAACTAATTCTTGAGTGTCTGGATCGTAAAGGGTTCCATCTTCGGTTTTATAGTAGGTTTTACCATCAATCACTACTTCTTCAACCTCGAGGTCCTCTTCAGAGTTAGATTCAGATTCAGGTTCAGTCTTCTTAGGTCTAAAGGGTGGAATTGTAGATACATTAAATCTTCTTTGAAACGGTTTATAGGGAGGGATAGGCATTGTCAAACTCTTTGATGAATTCTTTAACGAATTCTTTGATGAATTAGATAATGCTCTCTTTGGCTTTGACGAAGGCTTTGATTTCTTAGGTTGCAACTTTGAACTAGATAATGATCTCTTAGGCTTAGAAGACTTAAATGATTTATTCGGTATTTCTGGAACCACTTTACTTGATTTATATCTATTACTAGTATTGTGTTCTATCTTTTTTAGAATATCCATCATCTCTAGATGATTCTCCTGTTGTTGTTGTTGTTGTTCTAGGTGCTGTCGTTGCTGTCCAGCACTCACACTTCGCACAGCCGATATGTGTTGCTGTTGCTGTTGCTGTTGCTGTTGTTGCCGTTGCTGCCATGAAACTGAACCACCAGAAAAACGTTTACTATTTAGTTTTTTACTTTTAATATTACGACGCATTTATAATATAATAAAAGAAAAGAAAATATTTACGGAATTTTAATCTACTTATTATATA